TATAAGTACGCTGTAGGGCAACCTATGGGTGCTTTATCTTCATGGGCTATATTTGCTCTCTCGCATCATTTTGTGGTGCAGTGGGCTCATTATAGAACAGGAGGTAAAAGTTGGTTTCACGATTATGCCATCATTGGTGATGACGTAGTAATTATGAATACCAAAGTTGCCGAACAGTATTTAGTAATCCTAAACCATTTAGGTGTAGGGATATCAATGCATAAATCTTTATCTTCGACTACCGGAGTATTTGAGTTTGCAAAACAAATTCATTACAAAGGAATAAACCTGAGTGCAATTAATCCTAATGAAGCCATTAAGGCTTATAAGGATGATGCGTTTATGGTGTCGTGGATCGAAGATCTTGTGCAGCGAGAATTCCAGCCTGATTTGATTAGCGTTGCTATATCATCTCTTCGGTATTCTAGACATGGTAGAGTTTCTCCTTATCGAAAGATAGGAAGTTTACCCTACTGGTCGAGACGAATAATGATAGCACTTACTTCTCCTTTTGGACCATTCCCTGTGAAAGCCTCTAATTGGTTAGATATTAATTCTAACTCAATTATAGACCTTGCAAGTTCTTTAGTACCGAGAAATCGGTTTACTTCAAAATTTGCAGGTGACTCAAGAGTAGCTAATGCTAATCTTAAGTTGATAACACAGGAATGGGACCAATTCTGTCGCCACAGCTTGATCACCTTTATACAAGGTATCGAGTCGGCATCCCAGCTTACGCTAGGGTTCCTGGAACAGACTTGGTTCGAGAAGTTAATAGGATGGGTTTATATGACCCTTGCTACGCCTTTCCCACTAGTAATAGTGAGTCAGCGTTTCAAGGATCGTATGTTTTATCCGAAACTAGAGAGATCTAGATTTGGCTATGGTAGCCCCGCTTGGTCTCAGAGCCTGTTTGACTTATCATTCCCGATGTCGGAAACGGCGTCGGCTTATAGAGATTTCAAACGGTCGATTGATTTACATCGATTCTCTAGACAAATCGCATTCTCGTTACCTACAGAGGCTGCATATTCGGTAGATCAGGGTTTTGGTTATCAAAATCCCGTAATGGGATCATCGGGACTAACTCCTTTTGGAGATAGTATCCCTATGAATGATGACATGAACCGTGTCGAGAGGATATTCGAGTTATCGAAATATTCTCTGGACGACTGGATCAACGAATATAAGTATCTGTACGGTTGTACGATGCTTGCGATATCGGTAGTTCCGG